ATAGAAAAAGACATCGTTCCGTACGTTCAGCGGTGTCTGAGCCTTGAGATTTAAAAGAGTATTAGATGATATAAGTGTATTCGAAGTTCCATGAAATGAATTGCCAAACTCCTGTTCAAATTGTAATTCTGATGTGTTTGCTACTGTCTGATCTTTCCATTTCTGATCTCGACCAGGAACATCCCACCAATCAACACGAAAAGCTTTAAACTCATTTGTATTTTGTACAGCTCCTTCATACAATCTATGAAACACATTACCAACACCATTCGCGGTCGATGTGATAATCACTTTTGTTTCTTTACCTGCTGAAACAACGGGATATGTCGATGTGTAGAACTGAGCAGCATTCTCAACGAAAGCAAACTCATCAAGGAAAAGGAGATTCACAGATAGACCACGAATAGATGAACCAGATGTGGCAGCTGCTACAATCTTTGTATTATTTGCGAATGTTATATTACCTTTATTGAGTGCTTTACAACCAGGCTGAAGAAAGAATGGTAGATTTTCGAGCGCAAGAGTAATACGTGATAGCATCTCTCGTGCAACAGCACCTTTATTGGCTAGAATAGCAATAGTTTTTTCTGGATGAAATACTGCATACCACAGAATATAAATGACAGTACTAATAGATTTGCCTGATTGCCTACATGCTAATATAATAGAGAAACGATTATCATTGAAATGATTAAACATTTTCTCTTGATATTCATACGGTTTAAAATTTACGAGACCGTCGTCAAGTGATATTACCTTAATATACTTCTCAGCAAAGTATATCGGATCTTTCATACACTTCACATATTCAGATACCTGTTCTTCTGTAAAGTTTTGGTTAATTCCATCTCTCTTAACAAGAGGATTACCCAAATACCCAGATTCACCATTAATTATTGTCATTATTATTACTCAAAAACTTTTGCAGTTCTGTAGTAGAACCGACAAAAATCGCATTATTTGTAGTATTACCTGGAGATCCAGGTTTTTGTTCTTCAGATTGGGTTAGTTCTTTTCTTTTCTTTTGTAAAGTTATAAGCTGATCCATCATATCAGTAGTGGTCTTAAACATTCCTGCAAGAACCTCAAATGCGCGTGGATGTTCAGTCTCACTTGCAAGAGCCATCATATTATCAATTGCTTCTTCAGCCTTTGTAATTAAATCCTTTATCTTTTCTCTTGAGTACGCGTAATCTTCCTCAGTATCAACAACAATTTCCGTCTGAGCTACCTCAGTTTTTATCTTTTTTAGTTGTTGTGGAAGGTTTGTTTCAAGGGCTGCTAAAATATCTTTTTTAGTATTATTCATCATCAAAACCAAATGTTGTATTGGTTGTAAAATCTTCTGGAGTATCATCATCCGAACCTAACTCGGTTTGTACTCGATCAACTGCTGTTTCTGCAGTTTCTTCTGTTGAGTTGTTATATAAGTCTGCAGTAACAGCTCGAATAACTGGTTTACTAACAACTCTACCAGTAAAACGAATTTTCATATCAAAATCTAAGGTATAAACAATTGTTCTACGAGTAGTAAAGTCTCCTTCATAATCATCTTGAATTGTTGTTCCTGTTAATACAATCGGTACATCAACAGAGTTTCCAACACCATCCATATCTTTAATAGCAACTGTGTACTCAGGAACAAAGGTTGGTAGAATCTGTTCAAATATCTGCAGCGCTTCATCTTGGGTTTTAGCCAATATATTTAGCTGCATTCCGAGAGTATAAGGTACAGATTGACGAAGTGTATTTTTATTTAGCTCTGTTCCTGCTATGTCAAATCTTTTAAGGTTTCCTTTATTTAAAGCAGATGAACTATCGCGATCGATAGAAGTAATTTCGAAACTCATACGAGGTAACTTAATCGCGAGTTTCTGATCTTCTAAACTACTATCTTGATTGATACGTGCAAGGAATTTACTCCTTGGTCCATATGCCAAAGGCACACGAGTTTCAGATGCACCAGTTTTAACGATCTTAAGATTATTAAATATCGTTCCAAAAACTGCTACAGATTTCTTTAATGTCTGATTATAAAAATGTACTCCGTCTAACATGTTATAGTGTGTCTACCTCTCCAAATGGGTTCATCTCTGAAAAGTCAATAAAGTTATTACCGATCGATTCAAATTCTTCGTTATCTGCAAATGCATCGGTTGTATCCATTGGTGTGATTGAATCTTTATAAGAACTTGGTTCGGTAGGATCTTTAAGAGCAATTGAATACGATGCTTGCGATCTCTCTCCAATTAAATTACCAACAACATCACTCGTTAGGCTAAACGATAAATTAGTACCATCGCTTGATTCAATACCAACCACATCAACTTCTCCACTTCGCACTTCAGCAATCTCTCCGCTAATTGTAACTTCTGGAGAACCGCCTAAAGACTGTGTAATATTTTCACCAACGATAAACGAACCAGTTCCAGTTCCAAGATTAAATGTCGTACGAGTTGCGAAATTGGTTTCGATCGAATCAATCTCTTCGACACCAGTATCAATCGCTTCGTTACCATATTCAAATAGCTCACACGTAAGCTTATACGTCGGCATATTTTGAAGTTGATAGAATGGTGTATCTCCATCAACATATCGAATTTCAAATAATCCTTTAACCAATGGGAGATAAATTAAATCTCCTTCATTCGGTCTGATTAACTCGTTAGGAGCATTGCCGAATTTACCGATTAGATTATTCCATCGTTTACGCGATAGAACAAAACTAATTTGGTTTCTTACTTCTAATCCAAACTTACTTAAAAGATTGCCGTCGCCTTCGTAACCATCAACGCTATCAACATACATTTCAATCATGTATGCTTCTCCGAACTTACTTAACTCTTCTTCATTAAATACAGAGTTTTCATTAACAATAGTTCTTGGTATATAATAGCACTCATGACCATATATACGAAGACTCTCTATAATTATATCTTCATAGAGATGTTGCTCGCCTTGAGTACCATGAGAAAAATAAACGTTTCTTGGCATAATACATTATCCTACGAATAGGTCAATGGGTTTTTCATAAGTTAGTTGCATCGTTTCTTCGATCTTTTCAATATCTTGAACAGCATCATCATAGATTTGACGACCATTCAATGTGACTCCACCCGGAAGTTGCATTCCTTCAAACTTAATAAGATTTACTCCCCACTGTCGTTTAATGAGAGCTGTAAGATATTTCTTTAAAAGCATATCGTTATATACATCTGTATATGTATCAGGATCTAAAATTTCGTGACCTTCTACAATAATGTATATTCCTTCTCGTAAATCATCTCCTTCAATATAAACTCGATTTTGATGGCGAGAGAAAGTACTTCTTTGACCCATGCCATTAATTTTTAAATCGATTAAAGACATGTATTGCTTTGTCATTTCATAATCGATTAAAACACCTGGATGACGTAAGTTATAAAGATCGTTTAAATGCATCTGATATTCAACTGAAAACATTCCAGCTTGTGATGAACTCGCAGTAATTGGAAATATGCTATTTACAAATATCATCGAATCAGGTACCTCGACATAACCATTTGTTACATCAGTTGCTGTAACCTCATGTTTACGATAATTACGTACTATCGAATCAGAATGGTATTCTTGATAAAACTGTAAAGCTTCATCAACGCGATCTTCTAATTGATCTTCATCAACATTAATTTCAATTACTGGAGCACCTAAGGCTCGAAGTGAATAATCGATTAATGTTTGTCTTGAATTGGGTTTAGCCATGGTTCTATTTATACATTACGAACTAATCATTCAGTGATGATTAGACTAGATGTGCTTAATTAAGATCAACCCAAGCTGAACCGGTATAACCTTGGAATTTAGTACCTGCAGTTAAGAATACCATCATACCAGCTGCGGGTGAAGTGATAGCAGCATCTCTTGCAGTTGCATCTGCGTATATTCCTGGAGTAATAGTTCCACTTGCTTTTATATCGCCACTAACATCTAACTCACCTGTTATACTAAATACGCCAGTAGTAATGTTACCACTAAGAAAATCGGTGCCGTTGGGAGAATCACTTATATTAAAGCAGCCACCGCTTGCAGCGCTTATGCTCAAGCTGTTTTCGTTAAGGAGTAGATTGTCGGCGGATACACTAACCGCGGCGCCAGTAATATTAACGTTATTGCTACCTGCGGTAAGATTTAGATTACTTGGGGCTGATACCGTATTAGTTGATACACTTCCACTCGCAGCGATATCGCCACTAACATCTAATTCAACTCCTGCAGTAGCAGTCTTACCAATGCCAACTTCGCCTGTAGCGTTAATACGCATTCTTTCAATAACAGCAGCATCACCACCAGTATTATTAGGTCGAGTAGAGAATATTAGATTACCACTTCTCAGTCCTGATTCAGTATCGACAGAATCTATGGCTGCGTTAACATAGGGTACAGAAGGATCAGAAGACCCTGCCATCTCAAATACTATACCTGCACCAGTGTTTAATGCATCTGCCTCATTATGTAATCGGAGCTGTCTAACGACATTACCACTCGATGAATCTCTTACATGTAATTT